CAGGTTATAGCGTTTGGCAAGGCATCCCTTAAAGCTTTTGCCGATGATGAAAAGGCCGCTACTAGATTAACTCAAACGGTGAATAACCTAGGACTCGGTTTTGAGAATACACGCATTACTAAATTTATAGCCGACCTTGAGAAAACCGCGCACGTATCGGACGATGTTTTGAGGCCGGCCTTTAGCTCACTTTTGACTACGACCGGATCCGTACAAAAGTCTCAGGAATTACTAGCTCTTGCTCTAGATATATCCGCAGGCAGCGGCGAGGACGTCGCTAGTGTTGCCGGCGATTTATCAGCGGCATACGTGGGGAATACAAAAGGTTTATCTAAGTATCGTCTAGGACTTACTAAAGCTGAGTTAGCAGGTAAAGGCTTTAACGAGATCCAAGACTTACTAAACAAACAATTTAGTGGGCAAAACTCCGCACGCCTAGAGACTTATGAGGGCAAGGTAGCAGCTCTTACTATTGGGTTTGGGAATATGCAAGAGGCCGTCGGTAAGGGCCTTGTCGATGCTTTTGGTATTTTGGCCGGCGATAGCGGTATCGAGGGCGCTATTAAGGCCATGGAGGATTTTGGCGAGACAGCCGCTTTAGTTTTAGCTGGTACCGCTAGTTACATAGATAAAATTGTTAAGTTACTTAGCGGAGATACAGGCGGCGGCGGTCCCAAATTAGGTAATTTTAGCGCCTTACTTATGCCTCTTTTAGGTAAAGGTGGCATCCTTGACATATTAAAAAAAGAGGGCAAAAAAGTAACCGCTCCAACTAATGATGCGGCGGCAAAACTAACGGCCGCACAAAAAGCGGCGGAGGCTAAAGCACGTGCTAAAGCCGAGGCCGATGCAGCTAGGCGCCAAAAAGAATTATTAGCGTTACAAAAAAAGTCGGCTATAACAGAAAAAAATAAACTTTCGTTATCAAAGGCTGCGGCCGTATTTGATAGCACTAGGATCTCAATAGCCGCAGCTCTACAAAGCACGTACGACAAAGAGACTCGACTACGCCTTGAGGCTCTAATGGCCATTGAGCAGGATAACGGGACCCTTGCTTTACAAAAGATTAACGAGCTAGCAGCGTTGCAAAAAAATGCAGACATGGCCAAACTAGCCGGCATTACTGAGATTAATGACGCCACTCTCTCAGCTATTAACACTCAACTATTAGCCGAGCTATCCTCTATTAATAAAAGCAAGATGGCCGAGGCCGATAAAGAGGTAGCGCGACAAGCCGCGTTTGGTAAATATAACGCCGCCATTACGGCAGCGGGCGACTTAGCCTCTAAAGAGAGTTATAGCGAGCGCGTACAGATCCAATTAACCGAGATCGCTCGTTTAGCATCTTTAAGTAAAACCTCTAACGCTCTCTCTACCGCTTTGTTATTACGTCAATCGGCCGAGCTAGATGTAATTAATACTATAGCCGATGCACAAAAGGCGGCCGACGATGCTCGCCTAGCTGCACTTAAAGAATATATAAACCTTTTAGGTACTCTCGGCGGTAATAACGGCGGCGGTACTTTTGGCGGCGGTACTACTTTCTCATCGGCGATTACTAAATCCTCTGTAGCAGCGGCTATAGCAGCCGTGGCAAGCACCCCAATCTCAGGGCCAAACGATCCACGAGTTTTATACGGTGGGGCTCGTCCTAATATGGGCGGCGGTTATGATTACTTTGACCCTGCTAAATTAGGTATGACCTCGGGCGGTGGATCTACGACTATAACTAAAGTAGAGCTTACGGTGAGCGCTGGAGCTATATCCGCTCCGGATGAGTTTGTAGCTTTAATTCAAGATACCGTACAAAAAATTAACCGCGGCGGAGATCCTTTGACCGTAGCAGGTGCGCTATGACCGTACCCGTAATTAACGCCGTTATTAACTTTTCTACCGGTCCCGCTTTTGCTCAAGCTATGATTTTAGATAGTGGACTTTTAGGTACTAACGTCCTAGCAGACTCTCAAGCTTTGATCGTGGATATATCCGATCAGGTAGACGGCATTACTACAACTCGAGGCCGTAACGCTCAAGCGGATGTATTCCAAACAGGTAGCCTAACCTTACGTATCGTCGATCAAAATGGCGATTTTAATCCTCAAAATGCGGCGGGGCCTTATTACGGTTTACTTACTCCACTACGTAAAATACAAATTACTGCTACTTATGGCGGTACTGAGTACCCGATGTTTAGCGGTTTTATAACTAGCTATGTAACGACTACGCCTAAGATGGCCACCGACGTAGTTTATACAACGATCACGGCTGTCGATGCTTTTAGACTTTTTCAAAATAGCCAAGTCTCCACCATTACTTTAGCTTCAGCCGGTGACTTACCCGGCGAGCGTGTAAACGCTATTCTCGACGAGATCGCTTGGCCCGCATCAATGCGCGAAATTGAATACGGGACTACAATTTTTCAAGCCGACCCCGGTACAGCTCGTACGGCTTTAGCTGCATTACAAACGGCCACTATCTCAGAGTATGGCGCAATTTACATAAATGCTAGAGGATCCGTAGAGCTGCACGATAGAGCTTTTTGTATAGATAGCCAAGCTTTAGCGCCTGTCGTATTTAATGACGATGGTACAAATATTAGTTATTTTAATGCCGTTTGGCGTTTAGACGATACTCAAGTTTATAACTCCGCCTCTATTACAAAGATCGGCGGTACGGCTCAATTAGCCGAGGATGCGGCCTCGATCGAGGAGTATTTTGTACATTCTTATAATCAAACTAACCTAGTTATGGACACAAACCAAGCCGCTTTAGATTATGCACGAGCCTACGTAGCTAGTCGTAAAGATACTCGTACCCGGTGCGATGCCATAGAGCTAGATTTATATACGCCTAACTATAATACGGGCATTATCGCGGCCTTAGATTTAGATTTTTTTGACCCTGTAACCATTACGACTAATCAACCGGGAAACTCGACTCTTACACAGACTTTACAAGTGTTTGGGGTAGTGCACCGAGTTACGCCTAATTCGTGGAAAACGACACTCACCACTCTTGAGCCGATTATCGACGGCTTTATATTAAACTCATCACTATACGGAGTGCTCGATACCTCCGTGTTAGCGTACTAGGGAGTAAAAAGATGGCGGCAGGATTAGGCTTTAAGACTTTTGTAACCGGTGAGGTATTAACGGCAGGAGATACTAACGGCTACCTTATGCAAGGTATTAACGTTTTTGCCACGGCGGCTGCTCGAGATGTTGCCATTACGGCCCCTGCAGAGGGACAATTTGCTTTTACAAAAGATACTAACGGTTTGTGGTATTACGACGGTGCAGCTTGGGTAGCCTCGGGTGCTACAGGTGACATAGAGGGAGTTACAGCCGGCACGGGATTATCCGGCGGAGGCACTAGCGGTACAGTTACTTTATCTATTAACACAGGTGTTACAGCCGATCTAACTACAGCACAAACGCTAACTAATAAAACACTTACAGCTCCCGTGATTACCTCGCCTAAAATATCATCTACTTACAGCGCCAAAACAGCGGCTTATACTTTTGCCTCAGGTGATGAGGGAAATATATTTTCAATGAATAACGCCTCTACACAACAATTTAATATCCCTACCGATGCTACTTTTAATTTTGCCGTAGGTACTGAGATTAACGTATTTTGGATTACCGGAGCTGGGCAACCTACTATCGGCGCCGTAACTCCCGGCACTACTACGGTGATCTCAACAGGTGCTACAAGTGCAACTCCAAAACTACGTGTAGCTAACTCGGGTGCTACCTGTAAAAAACTAGCGGCTAACTCATGGATAGTTTTTGGAGATATTGCATAATGTCACCAATGTTAGGGATAATGTCTAGCGGTGGCAAAAATACGGCTGTGCCTGTTACTTATTTAGTCGTAGCTGGCGGCGGCGGCGGTGGTTTTTCAGGTCAATTTATGACTACTTTTCAATGCGGCGGAGGCGGGGGCGCAGGTGGTTATTTGACAGGCACTCTTAACTGTGCAAAAGGTGTAAGCACGACCGTGACAGTAGGCGCCGGCGGATCAACAGCCGGGGCGGCTTTACAATCGTTAAACGGTAACAACTCTGTTTTTTCAAGTATTACATCTACAGGCGGCGGGTGTGGCGGCAGCGGCAATCCGGGATCAGGCGGCAGCGGTACTGGAATTGGCGGATCAAATGGCGGCAGCGTTAGTGGATCAACATCTCCATCAGGACAAGGCAATACAGGAGGTGCCGGGGCGGCTTATACATCAGGCAATACAGGCGGCGGCGGCGGCGGCGGCGGCGCCGGTGCTGCCGGTGCAGCTGGATCAAGTGCAGGAGGTGGAGCAGGAGGTAACGGCGGCGCGGGAAGCGCATCATCTATTACAGGTACATCTGTAACACGTGGCGGCGGCGGCGGCGGCGGTGCTTGTAATACGACAGCTGGGACAGGTACTAACGGTGGCGGTAATGGTGGGGCAGGTGCAGCCGTAGGTAATGATGCAACGGCTAATACAGGCAGCGGCGGCGGAGGCGGCGGTCTTGCTATTTCAAGCAATACGCAACAAAAAGGCGGTAATGGTGGCAGCGGTATTGTAATTATTTCTTATGCAACCTCTTTTGGATTAGCTGCCTCAACTACTGGATCGCCAACTCAAACAACATCCGGTGGTAATTATATTTATTCTTGGGCTGGAAGCGGGAGTATAACTTTCTAATGGCACACTTTGCAGAATTAGACGAAAACAATATTGTGCAGCGCGTAATTGTTGTGCATAATAACGAATTATTAGATAATGATAATAAAGAGTCTGAGCAAAAAGGTGTAGATTTTTGTGTAGCCCATTATGGCGGCGTGTGGATACAAACCTCATATAACGATAATTTTAGAGGTATTTATGCTGGCCCTGGTTATTCATACGATCCTATTGCAGATATTTTTGTAGAGCCCGAAATGCTAAATAATGGAAACTAGCTATAACGGATACCCGGCCTCTAAAGATCCTGCGGTTATAAATATAAAGTCCTACCCTGTAAGGGGTACGGATCGTAAACTAAAGTGTGCCGATAGCGTGGGCCCGCTATTGGCCGCTTTCGCTGCGGAGTTTCACGAGCTAATAGAGCCCATAGACGAGGGCACTTTTGACGATTGGGGTTATGCCTACAGGATGGTAAGAGGTAATCCTACAAAATTATCTTGTCACTCATCCGGCACGGCTATTGATCTCAACGCTACTAAACACCCTTTAGGTAAAGCTGGCACTTTTCCTCTTGAAAAAATACCAATGATCCGCGCGTTAGCTAAAAAGTACGGCCTC